TCTGCGCATCCCGCGGGAATTACGTCTTGCAATTCTTGCTGCTGTCTCCTCAATCCGACGCGGCGATGTGACACGCACACCTTCCGGCGTCACGCTTTTTTCTATCGCTTTTGCGCAGGGTTTCCGCACGCTGCTCGGCTTCTGTCGCCTCAACATCCACAGCAGGCGCAGCTTCAACAGCCGGAGCAGGCTTGACCTCAACGGCCATCGTCGCGGGCGTCTGTGCCACTGGCACTGAGCCTCTTCGGGCGTGAACAACTCGGCGGGTCTGGCCGCGCTGCTCTCGGTTGATCTGCTTCTCCTGCAACGCCTGCATGCGCTTGGCAGTATCGGCAGCGAGCGCCTCACGTTCTTTCCTGGCAGCATCCAGTTGGGCGCCGAGGTCCGTCGCCTTGTCGAAGTCGTTGGCTTGCTTGCGCCGCCTTGGTGAAGTCCTCTCCGCAGCTTGGCGATCCCGACCATCGATGGCCGTCATCTTGGGCCGCAGCCTGCTGCTGGAACCCGACTGCGGACGGCCACGCCCCCACGCTCTTCGATCAACGCGGCGCGCGCGTCAATCCGACGCTGGAGCTGCTGGCGCTGTTCGTTAAGCGAGCGGAAGTCGTCCGTGCGACCTTCGGTAGCGGCGGTCTGCAACTTAGGCAGCAAGTCCTGAAGCTCCTTGTTGAGCATGTCCTGCTCAACCATCAGGCGCTGCACATCGGGAACAAACTCGGGTGCCGGGGCAGGCGGTGCTGCAGGCGCGGGAGCGGCGGGCTGCTGGGCTTTCAAAGCCTCAATAGCATCCTTGCGCTTATCCCACTCCTGACGAACCGGTAGAAACTCATCCCTCTACAAAACATCACGCGCCTGTTTGGCGTCTTGATACGCTTGCCGTTCCTCTGGCGTTGCACCCTTTTTGGGCTTGACAACCAAAGCGTCCAGTTCTTCCTTACGCGTCAGCAACTGCTGATACTGCGCATCGAGCGCCATCAGAGCGTCTGGCCGGTTCTGCAGCTTCTTCCTGGGCGGCTGCGGCCTGCGCCTGTTCCTGGGCAACACGCCGCTCTTCTGCAGCCACGCGGACCCCGTGCACGACGGGCTGCTGTCAGGTCCAGTAGGCCCCGGGCCAGAGCACCAACGGCGCCGCCGTAGGCTGCGCTCACCAACCTGCTCAATGATTTCCCGCTCGGGCTTATACACGCCCTTGGCAATCAGGTCGGAGCGGCCTGAGACGCGGCCTCTGAGCCGCCTCTTCACCACCAGCAACAAGCGCCCGCTTGATGGCCGCAACAGCGCCAGCCTTAGCGGGAGCAGCTACGTGGTTGAGAATACGAATCAAAGCGGGGGCCCTCAAACGCACCGGGAATGATGCCCAGTGCAGTAGCAGTGCTGCGCTGATCTGCCGTCGCGCCCTCGGCTTCGGCCCTGGTGCGAGCCTCACTGGCTCCGGCACTCACACCCAGTGTGGTTGCGGGCAGCAACGCCCGGAAGGCCGAATGGAAGGGCGGCAATTACCGGAACAATAGAACCTGTGGCCTCACCAAACTTGCGACCTACTGTTTCTTCGTAGCCTTCTTCTACGGGCGGCAAACGGGCGTTTGAGAGCGCCTGCCCCTCGGCAATGAGATCTTCCGTGCGGCTTCTGCTCTTGTGGGCAGCAAGGCGGATGCGCCAACTGCAGCCTGCTCCACCATCCCGATGGCGCCTGGGGCCAGACCCTTGAAGAATTCCTTGACTTGGCCACCCACCGTAGGCGTGGCGGGCGTGGGCTTAGCCTCTCTCACAGATCGGGAACTTCTCGCGGGCCAACGTCATGGCCTCCGCATAAGCACATCCGATCCGGCACCTTCAGCGATGAACCATCCGGCAGAGGCAAAGTGCTCTGGCCATACGCATCCCGACAATGAAAACCTCGTTCCTAGATGGGCAAACGCCCAGCGGGTCAGACTGGGGCGCTGTGTTTCCTATTCTGTCAGATTCAATCTTCTTCGTCATCCTTGCCGAGCAGGTCACGAACTTTGCCGGTAGGAGCGGAACTGAAGAGCGTATTGGCCAAGAACGGGCTGTTGGCGATGGCCATATTGATGTGTGAACGGAAAATCTGCTCCTTTTTAACAGGATCAGTTTCAGTCGTGTAGGCAACATCTTTGGACAGATCAGCCATGACCTGCTTTTGAATCTTGCCGTACTCTGCCATCATCCGCTCTTGTTGCTGCCTTGGCGCGTCGAGAGCCTTGATCTTGGCGTTGACCAACCGGGCTGGTATCGGCGTTCTGTTGCATGATTGCCCGACTGCCTTGCCGATACTCGCCGGTCTGTTTGATCATTGCGCTTGCTGCGCCGATGACGCTGCTGCCTGCTGTTGCTGCTGAGCCTGACTGAACAACGTAACAGCATCGCGGCGGTTGCCAATTTGCTCTGGCGCTCAGCCATGCGCATAGTGATTTGGGCTTGACGTAGTGCACGTGCCGCCTGATCACGTACCGCTGCGCTTCTTGATAGGGCAGTCAGGCCCTCAGTAGCCCCCTTGCCGATATTCACGGCTGCATACGGGAAGTGCCGCTCATCATGGCCAAACCGGCACGAAGCAACGCCTCGCCACCACGTTGTCCACGACGCTGTGCAAGCTCCTTCTCTTCAGGCTCGTACAGCTTGCGCAGTTCAGCGTAGGCAGACTCCTGTACCTCTTGGGCGCCGCCATGCCAGTCTCTTACCAGTTGCCGTAGCCTGGGTGTGGGCGCAGTGTAAACGGGGGCGCTACCACGGCGGGAGCCGCTGGTGCTGGCACTGGAGCTTGCTTGACGCACTACATCCGCCGCCCCGCGTTGTTCTTTTCTGGGAGGCGGAGCTTGCTCAGTGTTGGGAGCCAGCACCAGTCGGAGCCCTGGAAAATCCCCTAAGCGCTGCTCTGCGCGGATCACGATAGCAGCCTCAATAGGGGCAACTTCACGCCCCTGCTGGCGACTCATTACGGTTTCTTGAGTGGGGTACAGCGCTTTGTACAGCTTGCTTTCGCCCGAACCAACTGCACGCAACAAACGCGCAAGAGGGCGCTGCTCCGCCTCCGCCGCCTCTTCCAACTCCCGTTCTTTTGCGCGGCGCGCTTTTCGCTCTGCGGTTGTTTCTCCGGCTTGCGGGGTCATCTGGGAGTAGTAAGTGCTAAGCAGATCGTCGGGGTCACTCAAACGAACAGCGCTTTCGGTCTTGCCTTGATACCGCGCCACACCGCCATCGGCCATTCTGCACCACAGGCTCCATAAAGCTGTCGGCAAATCCCCACCATCTGCGTAGCCCGCGATCCCGCCGTCTGGCCGTTCCGTCCTATGTTTGGCGCTTGCAGTCCGGCAATACTGGGGCTGCTTGCGGTTGCGGCGCCATCGACATGATGGCTTGATCGGCAACTTTAGGCTGAGGCTGCGGCCATCTGCGCTTGAGCAGCAGCGCGCATCTTCTTGCGGGCCATGTCCTCCGACACAACCAACGGCAGGATGTACGGGTCTTGCTTGTACATCATGGCCACGCGCTGCAACGCCTGATCAGGCAGCATGCGCAGTTGGGTTGTGATCTGTTGACGTTGATCATGTTCAAGCACCCATGTTGTAGATTGCCAGATCAGCCAGACCGGCAGGCTTTTAGGTGGCACATCTTCGACCTTCTGCCGTCCCTCATACCAAACAGCTTGCTCGCACCAAAACGCTGCGGTACCCAGACCTGCCAGTTGAGATACCGTAGAGGGAGGCTGCTGATACATCGCGCGAACCTGTCTGCGATATGGGCGCACCGCGCAGCATGTCGGACATAAAGCCCAATTGCTTGTATGGGTAGTTTTGGTAGTTCAGGAAGTCTTGGTATTGAGAACCCAATATGTTCTGCATCTGCTGCTGTTGCTGACCGCCATACCGGAGAGCAACTGGTTCAGCCCAAGTTTTGACTGAACTGCGTCTGGCCAAGGTTGCTCCAGTTGTCGCGCCCTGCATCGCCGCTCTGCAGTCCTTGTAGTCCCAAGCCCGCACCGTACTGTGCTGACTGCTCGCCCAACTGTTGAGGCGGCTTGCCCATACTGAGCGCCCATACCTGCAGGCCTGCAACTGCTGACCGTAGCCAAACTGCTTAGACTGCTCAGCTAACCTGGCTGCGCCTGGGCATTGCGCTGTTGATTGGCAAGCGCTGCCTGTATCTTTGCGCACCAAATTGTTGCGTGCCCAACGCGGCGGCTAGATTCTGTTGCCCTCACAGTCAAACCGGCTTGCTGGTTGGCGAGAGCCAAGCCAGCATCGCCCGTTGTGCATTCAGACCTTGTGCCTGCAACGCAGCGGCTTAGTTCTGTACGTTAGCTTGTTGCTGTGCGTTCAGGTTGGCCAGTGCCGTCTGCAGCCCAGTCTGCGTACCAAGTTGTTGTACACCCAGAGCCGCTTGAAGGTTCTGACCCACCAACCGTGAAGTCCCGCCTGTTGATTGGCTTGCTGCTGGCTTGAAGCGTGCCGCCTGCTCAGCGTTGAACTGCTGCTGCGCCTGCTGATACGCCGCCTGAAGACCCGTAGCTCGGATGTCCCTTCATTTGCATCGAAGGTTGCGTGCAGCCTCAGCATTCTCAATGATTGCCGTGCGCCACCGAAAGCGCCTGCGCGGGTGTACGGCCCGCACGCTGAGTACCGGCAATATCTGCCTGACGCTGAGCTTCTCTTTGCTGAATATCCACCACGTCCTGCATGTACGGAACATGTAGGCTTGGGCGGCGCCGGGGCGAGCGAAAGACTGCGTGCGAACACGCTCGGCAGGACCCATCTGATATGCCTGAAGACCCGGGCATAGCCAGTCTGCGCCGCCTGTCATCTGCGGAGTCGAGACGCCCGTTGCTGAGACGCGCTCGGCACGGACCCATCTGATATGTGGTCAGATCGCGCGAAGACACCCGGAGCGGTGAACGAAGATGGCTGAAACTGCTGCGGCGCAACAAACTGGTTGTAAACTGCCCCGGCTGATACCCATAACCAAGCGCACGGAGACCCGCTAAGCCCGCAAGGAGATGTGGCATCTCGTCAACTGCGCGGCTTGCATCTTCTGTGCCTGCTCAGGCGCCTGTTGCTGCATAGGGGTGAACTGCGCAAAGCGCTCCCCTGATACTGCATGTACGGATTCTGGCTGATATCCGTCAGTGCCTGGAGCCTGCCCAAGCAGCGTCTCCGCATAAGGAGCAAGCTGCGCGTGCAAAAGCCAGTCTGATATTGAACGACTTGATTAGCTTCGGCCATGATCCGTCTTATGCGGGGAGGTACTTGTCGGCGCGGGTGTTCTTGGCCACCTTGCCCTTACCAGTTGTCTTAGCGCGTGCACGCTGCACACGATCCATCATTGCGTAGAGCTTGCGTGCGCCAGCCTCAGTGGACCCATTCCCTATTTCACTCACAATCCTCGCCGGAACCACAAACTCACCATCGGCAAGGCGTGCGGGTTGACGGTTGCCAATCGTGGCAGGGATGCTGTCAGAGACGCCATCACCCGGGCCGCGCAGCAAACGCCCGCCATCTGAGTAGCCACCAAGGTTGAACCGCCCACTCACCGGAGCCTGCAACAGCTATATCTGAAAGCCCACCACGAGCGAAGGGCACGATGTCTGCGTTTGGCTCTTGAGAGCCGCCGCCCACAGGCGCTACGTCAACGGTGTCGGTATAGCCTTTACGGCCTTCGTTTTTCCAAAAGTATTCAGTGGTAACGCACGTAGTCATCAGCGCTCATCTCCACTGACTTGCTTCTCAAACGCCGACTTTACATCCGGGTTGGCGGCAGAAGCAAGACCGGCAAGCCCCGTGTAGTGCGGTTGCCTGCGTAGTCGCGCACGATGGGCTGACCGCTGGCATTGATGCAGGCAGTTCGGGAACGTCGGCGCTTTATAGTCAGGGTTAGGTACGTACTGTGCGCGTAGCTGGATCGAAAATTAACTTGCTGCGCGTCTTGTCAGACCGGCACGCCCAACACCGCCTTCTGCGCACGGACGCTGACTGCCCCGTCTGGGTGTAGGGAACCGTAGGATAAGCGCCTCGGCCCATCTAAGTAGTCGTATGCTGCTTTGCTTCCACCGGTCAGCGGAGTGGAGTAAATGGAATGACGGGCATACCCAAGCTGCCACCACCCTTCTCATACTCGTCCCGCACCTGCTTCATTGTCAAGTTTTCTTGCGTAACCTTTCCAGAAGTGCCTGGAGTAGGCGGCGTTACGCGATCAAGCACGTCGGTACCACCGTACGTCTTGTCTTCGCCAACAGTACCGGGAACTACCGGCCCTGCAATCGGCGTCCCGGAAGGTGCGGGTGCGGGCGGGTTGTTGAGCGGCGGGGAATTGCTTCATCACGCGCTCGTAGTCCGCCATTCCAAACTTGGTGCCCAACGACTGATTCCACAAGTCAAGCGATTCCTGCGGGGATAGCCCCGCTTGCCGGATGTAGTCAACACCGCGCTTAGTGGCCAACACGTCGTCTGCGCCACCTTGATAAATCCTGTTGCTTAAACTGTTCCCGGCGTCAGCGTCGTAGATTGCGCAGCGGACAGCGCCGCAAGCCCGCCTTGTGCGGGTTGCGCGGTACTATTTTGGCCATAGTTCCACGATGGGTGTCTCGTACATTTGAGACAGCGTGTTCATCGTGTCAAAACCACTGGGCTGATTCCATCCCTGCTTGCCTTGCACAGCCGCAAGCGATGCAAGCATTGGTAGTCGTTCAGTCCTTTAACGTACCCAAGAATCCTTCGGGCGTTCCTCAGCTTGGCGCCCCCATCAGGTCTTCAGCGTACTTGCGCTGTGCGGCACTAAGTCCGCTCATATCCGGCGTTCCACCAGCGGCTAGGGCCACGATTCCCCCGGATGCGGCTTTGTACGGCTCTTGCGGATGGTCTGGCCATACGGGTCGAACGTAATGGTCGCACCATGCCCGTGTACTGATTGGGCGACGGCATATCTGTTCTGGGGGCTCTACCATTGCTGGTGTCGCAGCCATCATGCCTGCGCGCATCAAACCCGAAGTGCCGCCAACACCCTGAGTGCTGCCGTACGGCCTGCTTCTGTACCAAGCGCGCTGATACCGCCCGTAAAGCGGTCCATAGCACCTCCAGCCAAATAATCTTTTGTGGCTTGTTCAGCAAGCTGATTGCGCGCAACGGCTTCCGCAGTCGCGTTCCCCAACAAGCTCAGGCCCAGTAATCTGCGCAACAGCCTCTGGAGACATAGCCGCTTGTTGCGCAGCAGACATTCCTGCGGATTCCAGCCTCCCATCATCGAAGCGCCGCCATAAGCGCCAAGGCCAGCCATGATGCCTTGCTTGAGACTGCCGGTAGCCAACCCCGTAACGCCGCCAACCAGAAGACCCGTTCCAACTGCGCCGCTCATGCCCAAAGCCGAGCCAATTGCAGTACCGACACCTGAGCGGTAGGTTGGCGCCATACCAGCAATCGCAGGCAGAAGCTTCTTGAGCCAACTGGCTTCGTAGAGTCCAGTATCGGGATTGATCGTTAATGATCCGCCGCTGGCGAGCGCCAGTGCCTGCAACCCGTGAACTGCTTCTGGGGTCATGTGCACCCAGCATCGTGTCGCCGTTGCGCCCCTTAGAGGCCATGTGGTCGGCTAGTACAGCAAGGCTCATACGGCCTCCAAGAAAAAGGTTGAAACCATTTTAGTCAGTCCAAATCAGGAAGTCGATGGCGCCGATGGCGTCGCCTGTAGTAGCGCCAGACACTGTGCGGATAGCCAATGTGAAAGTGTCGCTGACCCCGGCAAGACTAGCACCTAATTGAAGATCAAAGTTGTAGCCGGTAGGGACACCGAAATGGCTCGCCCCTGCGCCGTCGAGGACACATAGGAGTGCAGCACAATGGTGCCCCCGGATACGGCGCTTGCCGTCACGTCGTAGTCCACATGATTGAACGTCGTGGTGTCCCAGATGCCCCTGTCAGTGTGGCGTTCTTCAGCAGCACCGCCTCATAGTTCTGATTGGTCAGCGGAAACACCTGTGTGGCCTGAGCTAACACCACCGCGCCAAGACTGTCAGACGCCAACCGAATAGAGACAAGCGGCAAAAACGTCGTGGAGATGGTCCCCAATACCGACGTGCGGCGCGCGAACTGATTGGTCGCTGCCTGCTGGTAGCCCGCCTCAGAGATAACAGTGGAACAAATTCGTGCTTGAGCGTGGCGCCAACAGACAGCGTGCTGAGCGCCTCGATCTCGTACCGCACCGGCAGAATTGCCGTGGTCATGTAGACCTTATCAATATCGTTGGCGTTGTTGAACGTGTGGCAGATGATGTACTGGTCGTTGATGATGAAGCCACACCGCACCGAGCCCACGCCCAGCCACTCGAAGTCCATCCGAGCAGATCCGCGCCTTGGTGGTGTCCAAGGTGAAGCCCGAATCGCCCGTGCCGTCCAGTTTGTCACCGTTCCAGTCCGCCTGATTTACCGTACGGGCGTCACTCGGGGAGCCGGACGTAGACGTGCGCAGCACAAAAGACTTGGTCGTGCCGGACTGCTGAAAGAACACACCGTTGGCGGTGTTGAAGTAACCCACCCGTTGGCGCAGGTTAGTCTGCGCTGCGGCCATGACAAACGTGGCCATAACCAACAGACCTTTGCCCGGTTGGTAAGGCATGGCGCGGTACGTCTGCCGTACGGCTTTTGAACCGGACGTGGTGTCTGCTGACATCAGGACAGTAGACTCGTCCAGGCTGTACGTGATCGACGCGCCGTTGACGGTGGACTCGTCAAACTGGTTATCTTTCTGGTAACGGTTCTGACTGTCAAAAATAGTCAGCGGGTTGCTGACGCGCAGGCGACCAAAGGCATCGACGCTGCCGCCGCCAAAGGTCACGTCGATGGGTACGGTAGTGGCCACGATTTTGTTCAGCAGTGCGTTAAGCCGGTTGAAGTACAGGCGCAGGACGTTGTTGAACTGCTCGTGATAACGCGACTCGTAGTCCCGTGGGGCCAGAGGCAGGTTAGGTGGGGCAGGTACGGTTGCATCTTCAATGAGAAAAGTCATCTGCGTCCGTCCGGCTTGATGTCGATTCGGGGTGCGCCCAACTGCCAAGCGGTGTTGAGTTGATTTGACTCGATCTCAAAAATCATCTGGCGCCCACGAACGCGGGTATAAATCTGCCCCGTGAACTCTTCGGTGATGTTGTACGTTGTGCCTTTGACTACATTCTGACCGGCGCTGTCAATGCTTCCCGAGCCCGAGTTGTACAGGCCATAGAGCGTCATCGTCACCGTGGGGTTAGTCGCCGTCGAGTTTCCAAACGTCAGGTCAGGAAGCACTCGCCAAACAAAACCGAAGTTGTGGCCATCACCGATATCAAACTCGGACGACGAGATATAGGCGTTGATCGCCACGGGAGTGCCGGTCTCGTTGTCGTTCAGTCCTTGCTCGTGGTTGACCAAGTTATGGCTGTACGTAGCGGCGATGGGGTAATCCCGCAGGCCCGAGTCAAGCCAAGCGGTGCGGCCCATCGTGCCGTAGTACCAGATGTTTTCAACGTAGTTGTAGACAACGTAGCGATTGACCGTAGTGGAGTTGGCCGAACAGTAGAACCACCAGACTTCATTGAAGCCTTCGTTGGTGCTGGCAAACACCTGAGCCGATTGAGATGCGTTGAAGTCGCTAAACACATAACGACGCAAATCGCAGTTGAGTGTCTGCACGCGACCGTCGTAGGCGTAGAACTTGTCCACGCCCATCCAATACACCACACCAGACGCAATCGCCGCCGCGTTCTGCCCGACGATGGAAATGTTGTCGCCTAGAAGCTGGGCGCCCCACACGATAGGCGGCTCAAGGTACTGCAGCGAGTACAGAGAAGAGTCTGTGAAGACGACAATTTCCTGACGAGTCTGCACAGCCGTGACGATCTCTGAGCCGTGAGACAGGCGTATGCTGCCCGCTTGGTTCGTGGCTGCAGGCGTCCAGTTGACCGCATCTTCTTGGTCCGACCACCGGATCAGCATCGGGTCTTGTATGGCGCTGCCGTAGTCGTTGCACCCCATCGCAAACACAAACCGGTTAATGTCTGAGATGAAGATGAAGTTCTGGACTGTTGGCACATCTGACGCGCCAGCCAGAGAAGATAGCGCTACGCCGCGCGTGTTAATCCCAGTCGTTGCATCCCAGTAATAAATCGTTCCGCCGCGAGGGCCAAAGACCAAGTCTTCACCAAAGTTGCCTTGGCTCCACAAACGGATAGTTGTCAGAGTGGGATCACCAATACCCCAAGTGCCAGCACCCCAAGCACCAGCACCCCAACCCACTATAGGCGCGGCTGTCGCGCTGCCTGTGTTTATCTGATATGCCGCCGTGACTGTGCCGCCCCCACCGGGCGGTCGTGTGACCGTTGATCCTGCCGTGCCGTTGGCCGTGACCGTGAACTCGTTAACGTTGACTACTGTGACTTGGAACTCGCCGTTCATGTCCAAGCCGCCCACCAGACTGGTGGCAGTGAACGTCACGAAATCGCCCGTGTTGCAGCCATGCGCAGGCGCGTAGCAGGTTACCGTAGAAGAACCCGATGTGACTGAGAACGGATCGGTGTAAGTAACCGTGGCGCGAATCGGAGTGACGTCATAGTAAGCGCCACCACGTTCAATGTAGAACTTAGGTTGGTGCCGACGCTGACCAGATTAAGACCGCCAAGCGTCACCCAGTTCCACAATGAACGGCAAACACCCTGATACGTGGCACTAGAGATGCGTTGCCAACCGCCAATAATTTCGGGATTGCCTTGACGGAAACGGACCTTGTCGCACTCGTACCATCCACCCTCGGTGGTGTACCGCGTGTTCTCCCTCACCACCCCCGGCTTAAATAGTATTTTTTGCAAGGGCATGTTATGCTCTCCGCATGAAAACACTCGATACGTCAGCGTACGTGTACATTTGGTTCAGTCCTGATTGGGTGCCGTTTTACGTTGGCATCGGCAAAACTTCCGGGCGATGGAAGCCAGCCTGTGTCAAAGAAAGACCGAAACTCTTTGTGCTTCCGCATGGTGCAGAAGTATGGGCCTGAGAATGTAAAAGTACAACGCTTTGTGCGCGTGTCGTGGGAAGACGCCTGCAACTTGGAGCGGTCACTGATTGCGCACTTCAAACGCATTTCCGATGGGGGCACGCTTGCAAACTTCACAGACGGTGGCGAAGGTGTGGCAAGACCAAGAAAAGAGGTCCTTGAAGCCAAGCGCCAACGCTTGCTGCGTCCAGACAACCCTATGCGCGAGTACCACAAGATACTAAACACAGACCCCGTGATCAGGGAGAAGCGCATAGCAGGCATCCGCGCTGCCCAAGACCGCAGACGCGAAAAGATGTCCGATCCCGCCGCACTAGCCCAACGCAAGGAACGGCTCAAAGCAACCATGAGTTCGCCCGATTTCCAAGCCAAACGGGCGTTGTGGGACACGCCAGAGTACCGGGCAAAATTATCCGCCACCAGAAAAAGCGTACTGGGAACGTAAGCGGGCGGAGAAGGCTTGAGGCATAGCGGTATTTTCCTGTCAAGACAGAAAAAGGGCAATCTCGGCTTCCCGGCGTTTTACCAGTCCAGGCAAGACTTTGCCGCCCCCCATCGTCCACTGGCGAAAGGCGTCTGCCGCTCCGTCCCAGTCTTCCCGGTTGGCACGCATCCTGATCTGGCTGCGCTGCAAGTTGCCTAGCCCTGCATTAAAGGCAAAACTGACCAGAGCGTCAAAAGACCCTTGACGCCCAGATACAGGGGAACAAGTCGAAGAACACCACGTTCAAACACCGTGACATCAGCACGGAATAGTTCGTCGATCTCGGTCTTGGTCCAAACACGGTTGTCCTCCGGCTTCAGCGGGAACTCAGAGCGGATCATGGGCACGGCTTCCCGCGTCTGGTCGGGCTTTCTAGTTACCGGCAGTCTGATCTGCTCTTGATACAGGACATGGCCGTAGCCAATCGTCCAGATGTGGGCGGGGCAAAGGTAGGGTTTACTCCTAAAGCCCTCATACTTGTGCATGAGGGTTTCCCTGCCGGACTCAGTTTCACTTCTTGGCCCACTGGCGAGAACCAAACCAAAACCCAATGATCGCCCCGAGCATACTCATCTCATCACTGGAGAAGATCAGGTCTGAGTACCGCATGATGTCGTCGATGCTCTGGATCAGGTTGGGGTGGTTCCAGATGTACCACGCCATGAAGGCGTTGATGGCAATCAGTTCAAAGACAAACAGGTAGGTCACCGTTGGACGCACAGTACCGGTGTAGTTCACCACCCACTTGGACGCCTTGTCCATGATCTTCTGATCGTGAGCCAGGGCCGCTTCGGTCATCCGGGCGTCGGTCTCCATCGCCACCTGCTCGGTGCGGATCTCTTCCATCTGGGCCTGGGCGGCAAAGCCTGCCTGCGCCAACTGGAGTTCGCGCTCGGTCTGAATCTGCAGCCAGACGCAGTTCGTGGGCTTGGTCTGCCTTGTTCTGGAAGTACTCAAGCAGTTTGGGCAGGCCGCTGATCAGCAGACCGCCTAGAGTGGAAAACAGCGAAAGCATCTCAGGCTCCCAAGGCTACGAAGAAGAACACGATGCCCAACGCGCCCATACCGATTGAGGCATAGAACAGACTGAGCGTGACGGCAAGGATGGCGGCAGATGACAGCACAATCCCAAGTTGCAGCGCCATGCCTGCGTAGGAATACCAAGACGACTTGGCCTTAGCAGCATCCCTAGCGGCCTCGGCTGCACGTGCCTTCTCTTCAATTTCCACCATGTCTTCTTTGAGACGGATGGCTTGCTTGTCGAAGGTGTCGGCAGACTTCCCGCCCTGCTCTGCCGCGATGAGGTACATGGATGCCCGGACGTTCTTGGTGCCGTACCAAGTCCATAGGTTGTTGGCCGCTATGGTTCCGTTGAGAACCGCAGAGGAGTTCCGTCCGGCAAAGTAATTTGTAACAGCAAGGAGTAGAGCAAGCAGGCTAATAGAAATCGCAGCAAGAGCCTTGACATACGCTTCCTCTCCGAGCGTGTGGCATCAGGGCCGGGTTTCTTGAAACTCATTGCTTCACCTTGTCCACCAAATAATACAAAACCGGCGATGACCGCGGTTCCAAGAAAAGCAACTGGCCGCGCCGTACTTCACGTTGAGCATGAAGTCTGCTTGTCGAAGGCGGTGCTCACGCTCCTTCTTCTCGCGCTCCTTCTTCAGCCGGATGCGCTCCATGATCATCTCGTTGTAAACGTTCTCGCCGTAGTGCGCGATGATCAGAATCTTGAGTTCGTACTCCTGCTTCATCAGCGCCTGCTTGTGCATCGTGATCTGCAAGGCTTCCTGCTCAATGCTGTCGTCGTGCAGCAGGCGTTTGAAGACGGAAGGTTTCTTGTTGGCCTTCTCAGTAGCGAGGCGGTTGAAGTCCCCAAACGCCCCGTACCACTTCCCGATCTGACCGGCAACGTCCTGAATCTCGCGGCCTGTGGCGACGAGTTTCTTGACAGCCCCGAAGGCAGCATTAGCCGCCGATACTGCTGCGAGGATGCCGGTGATCGGTTCCACTATGCACCTGCCGTGATGACTGCCGTGGACGTGTCCTTGTCGATGGTCAGGAAGCCTTGGCAGCAGATGTTGTAGTCCTGCCCGTTGGCGTCCTTCTCGCTCTTGACCGGGACGGTGATGTCCAGGTTCTTGAACAGGTACTCTTTCTCGCCCTCAAACACCCGCCAGACGTGATCCATCGTGCCTCGTCCGGGCTGGCCACGGCTCTTGTTGAAGCGGATGCTGTACTTGTTCACACAACCTCGGCAGCAGGCGCTTGACAGGTGTGGTTCTGCTGCGCAGGCATCACCACGAGATTGAAGTGCACGAAGCGCAGCGGCGTGTCTCCGGCATGCCGGGTGAAGGAGTGCGGCAGCCAAGCGTTTGAGAAAATCAACCGACCGGGCTTGGCCTCAAAGTTGATCATCTGGCTTGCCGGTGTAGCCTGCGTCACGTCCTTCTGGGGCAACTCGCTCATCACCTTGCCGGGGCGGGGGTCGTGGAACACAACACGGGAGGAGCCTTCAGGCACATCGAGGAAGTAGAAGCCCACGATCTGAGCGCCGCCACCGTGGACGTGCTGCTCCATCGACGACTGCTTGTGGTGCTCTTGGGTCCACATCGACTCAAACAGCGTGTGGAAATGCTGCATGGCATACCCCTGGCTGTCGAGGATGTTCCATGCGGTCGAGGCCACAAACTCAGCAAACTCGCGCACGCGGGGGTCATTGACGAAGTTCCCGCTCATCATCAGCGGGTAGATGTCGTTGACCGCATGTTGCGCATGCTGCTCCTTCAGCGACTCTTCAGAAACGGCACTGACCGCCCCCAGAAAATCGGGGCGGTCGATGACGTAAACCGGGCACGCAAAGTGCGGCGCCACTTGCAGTTCCGTCGCTTGCACTGCTTCAGTCACCGGGCTGTTGGATTGGCACATTAGGAACCTCCACGTTCACCCAATTGTCGAAATCAAACGTATAGCGTTTGCCGTCTTGAGGGAACGGTTCGGCTTCGCGCCAGTTGTTGCTTGGGCCGTGCCAACGATAGAACTTGCCGTCGGTGGGCCGAGGAAGCGGAGGCTCATACGCAAATTTTTCTTCATTCAAAATCCACGCAGTAAAGTTATGCGCGTATGGATTTTTTGCCCAAAGCTGACGAACGGAGTTAAGTTTTTGTTCTTTTTCGGCTGCAATTTCTTCCGCTGTTTTAAGGCGGGTGTGCCAAACATCTTGCCAAACACCATCTATTTTTTCATAAGACGGCTCAGGCTGCGTTAAGACAATCCTTTTGTCCAACAGCGTTGGGTTTAAGATACGAATAAACGGTTCCCAATTATCTGGCACTTTACCAAAAGCCTCTATAAGATTTTCTGTAAACGCCGGATGGTTCACTGGCAAACCGTTTTCAATACATATATAAAGATTGTGCTCCATTAAACAGCCTTTTATGGTGAACCAACGCAGGTAGAAGGAAAACTTCTTGAACAACCGGGCCAAACTATTCGCACTGCCCCAGACCCCCCTTACCAGGGCCGACACCATACAAACCACCACAGGCTGGAGTTAGCGGATTGCCAAAACCACCACCACCATAAGCGCCGCCGTCAAGATATACGTTACCTAATGTTAATCTCAAGGCGCCATTAGCTCCGCCTGAGCCGCCGCCGCCACGTCCAGCATCGTAGACTCCTCCGGTGCCATTACTCCCTTGGCCGAAAATCCCAACTCCACCGCCCCCGCCTTGAGAAGTAGCTAGGCCGATGCCATTAACTCCGCAATGACTTGCTGCTCCACCCCCACCGCCACCAGCGCCTGCTTGGCCGCAGCGGGGTGTAGTTAAAAAGCCCCTGCTCCGCCAGCGCCTGAATATCCACCAGCGCCACCAGCGCCACCAACAAGAAAATTAGTGCAGCAATTATAAAATAGCCCTCTATAGCCTGCGCCACCAGCGCCCCCCGTCCCGTAAATAACTGTGCCTCCCGGTATAGTGGGGTAGTACGAACACGATCCGCCTTTTCCACCTCCGGCCTTTACAGTTGTTGAATTAAACGAACTATCTCCGCCATTTTGCCCAAAACAGCCACCTGCCCCGCCAACACCGACAACAACGGTATATGACGAACCTGGAGTTACTGAAATGTTGTTGGCATACGCCAATGCGCCCCCACCCCCGCTTCCTCTATGAATAAGCGGAATACAGCAGTATCCACCGGTTACATCCCCGCCACCGCCGCCGCCGCCAACAGTAACAACAGAGACTTTTGTAACGCCAGACGGCGCAACCCAGGTGTACGTACCGGGGATGGTATATGACTGCGATCCAGGAACAACTTTAGTAGTGCCGTAGAAATTCTGAATAGAGATAGTCCCGCTGCTTGGCACAGCGCCATAGGTGCCGGATGTACCGGCAGGGACGTACGCGCCACCTGCGTAGTACTCGTTCAGGCTAATCGGGTTAGAGCCGCCGAACTCAGTCTGGATGTCGTTGAGGCTCAGGGGGCCGGATGATGGCAAGGGCATCTTCTACTCCTTACGGGGTGCCGTAGGCAGTTACGTTGTTCAGGCCGATCAGGTTGCCGCTGCTGTCGATACTCAGCACTGGCGTGCCGTTGTAACTGATCAGAAGTTTAGTGCCTGACTGGACAACTGTGAAGTTGGTCGTAGACAGGGAAGTAGCCGTGGCCGCGTTACCACTGATGTTGATGCCCCACGTACCGGAGGCGCCCGAACCCGATGTGGATGGCACGTCGAGGTTGGTTCGTGCACCAGAAGCAGTCGTAGCTCCAGTACCACCGTTGGCAATTGCAGCCGTGCCTGTGATGTTGGCCGCGTTACCCGTGACGTTGATGTTCCACGTACCAGAAGCACCGGTGCCGGAACTTGAAGGTACATCCAGTGCCGTGCGTGCATTGGCCGCTGTGTTGGCGCCCGTACCGCCGTTGGCAATTGGTAGAACACCCGTAACTTGCGTGGTCAGGTCTACCCCCGACAGCGCGCCGCCAAGCGTCAGTGAGCCCGAAGATGTGACCGTACCCGTGAGCGTCAGGCCGTTGACCGTACCAGTGCCAGATACCGATGTGACCGTACCCGTTCCAGTACCGACACCAATCGCGCTTCGGAAAGACGCTGCATCCAAGGTCGAAACAGTGTTGTCTGCGTTGACCCGCAAGAACGTCACTGCGCTGGGGTTGGTCAGCGTAAAGAAGTTTCCGCCCACCGTGGTGGCGCCAAGCGAGGTGCGGCCAGTAGCTGCCACCAGACCCGTACTGCCACCGTTCCACGTAGCACGCTCGTTGTATGCCGTGTCCCAGTTGGCTTGACTGGCGTTGGTTGGCAGTGAGTACCCAGAGGCAAAAGAAAGCGCAATCGTGCCCGCAGTAGTAACAGGCGTGTTGCTGACCGCAAAGCCAGTGGGCGCCGACAAACCAACAGAAGTGACCGAGCCGCCCGAGCCGGTGGCTGCGATGGTGATTGACCCCGCAGCGTTGGTAATTGAGACGCCAGAGCCCGCCGTCAGCGTGGTGCGCGTGAAGCCCGTGCCGTTGCCGATGTCCAGAGCACCGTTGGCAGGCGTCGAGGACAGGCCCGTGCCGCCACTGGCCACAGCCAGAGTGGAGGTCAAGCCCGCTGCGCTACCGCTGATGTTGCCCGTAATCTTGAGCCCGCCAGAGACGTGATCCAAGCGGGATCAGCGTAGGAGCCCGTCGTTACCACACCGTTGGTCACGGTTGCAGCATTGCCGGTGACGTTGATGCCCCACGTGCCCGGAGGCACCTGAGCCGGTGGTGGAGGGCACAGACAGATTAGAGCGCGCCGTGGCCGCATCCGTTGCGCCCGTGCCGCCGTTGGCCACAGCCACCGTGCCCGTGACATTGGTAGCGTTGCCTGTCACGCTGATACACCCAAGTGCCACTTGCGCCAGTGCCTGTGGTGGAGGGAACAGACAGGTTAGTGCGCGCAGTGGCCGCGTCAGAAGCGTTGGTGCCGCCGTTGGCCACAGGCAGAACGCCCGATACCTGCGAAGTCAGGCTGACTGCGGAGAGCGACCCACCGAGCGTGAGCGACCCGGTAGAAGTGACCGTGCCTGAGAGCGTCAAGCCCTGAACCGTGCCGGTACCGCTAACCGACGTCACGCCGTCAGGCGTAGAGGTGGCGATGGTGACGAAGTCAGAGCCCGTCCAAGCAACAAGCGCCCGTGCACCTGCTGCAACGGTAGCGCCGGTAGCAGAGACCCTTGACGACAACCGCCGCGTTGGACTGGTTGTCAACGATGTAGGCTTTGCCACTGCTGGGGGCGATGATGTTGCGCGTTACACCCGGCGATCCAGTAGGCACGAGGATCGCGCATCGTGCCTGATTGACGCTTCCAGAACCTGTGGTGGTCAGGGTCCAGTCGCCCGATGCGACGGTCTGGGTAGCCGTGGCGGCAATGGCGTCTTCAACCAACTCCGTGATGCTTTGCTGACTACGTCGCCCCAGGTACCGTCAAGTTCGCCCCTCAACCGGGAGAGCAAACCCAAGCAGCGAGGTGTACGCGGTGGTCATCTTAAATCCTTACTCTTTGGGCGGAGGCACCGGAACAGGCTGTCCAGATGCCTTGGCTTGCGCCTCAACGCCAATCTGCCGCAGTTTCATGAACAGATCAATGCACTCGCCAAGTTGGCCCATCGCCAGTTGCTTCATCAGCAGGTTGTATTCAGCGATGGTGACTTCGCCAAGGTTGATCTTTCTCCATGCGTTGCTCCCTATTAAGGGGTGGGGGTAGGTGCGGGCGGTGCCCAAGGAAGTGGCTCTTCAACCACAGGGTCAATCTTATCTGCGATCTGCTTGGCGATGGCAGCATTTACGTGCTCTTCGTAACTGCCCGTGACCACCGGCTGAATCCACGACAGAACGATTGCCTGCGTGAGTTGGTCATAAGGCACGAAGCCCGATTGGGTGGGGTCCGGCTCAAACGGAGTAGCGCCGCTGAAGGTGCCGGTGTTGCCGTTCTCATCCGTGCCGGTCTTGGTCCAGTACGTCTGCACGACGTAGTTCTGGAGGCTTCCAGCCTTGGTGACCTTCATGCCGGTCACGGCCCAGGTGTAGGTGATTGCCATGATGTTTCCTTAATGTGCCCGCAGGGCGTTGAGTTCTGCCCGAAGGGCGACAACCGATTTTGCCAATTCACACACATGCTGCCAAGGCGGCGTTGCCATAAGCGAGGAGAGATATTCACCATCCAATACCGCTTCAGGCAGCAATTCTTGGAGACTTTGAGCCCTCACACCAACCTGCCGCATGTTTGCGTCGGTACGGGTATAAGTACCGTTCTTGACCTCGGCCAAACGCTCAACAAAGTCGTCTGGCAATTCGTTCCAGTCTTTCTGTCAGGCGTTCGTCGGGTAGGCGGTGACATTCGCAGCCATTGTGAGGCTGCTGGACATGTCCATCTGAAGAAGGTTTGCCGATCGCAGACCAACCACCAATACGGAACACGTTGTCCGAATCGAAGGCCCATGTTGATGGCGTAATAGGCCGCACGATGGAAGGACATGATGGCGCCAGCGCCGCCAGTAGAGTACGCTTGAAGCGGCGGCGAAGAACCAGAGCCTGTGTTTTGGTTGGACTGAAAATACCAACTGCCATACGCGAATGCTCCGCTAACCTGGACGTGCTCGCCGGATGCAGTAGTGGCAGGTGTTGCTGGTGTCGTAGAAAATCGTCGCGTCGATACGGCTCTGCGCGTACACGCCTTTGTTCAGGTACAGGCTATAGGTCGAGCTTGTGCTCGCCGTGCCAACACCAAGGCAGTCGTTGCCAAGGTGGTAGTAGATATACCACCGACCGTTGGCTTCGCGGTAGACGCCCCGTTAGCTGCCGTCATACATGATACCGTTGACGGCGGAAAACGTATCGTAAATGCCTCCCACTATTACGCGACCCAATTATCCGCCACTGGCCGTACGACGAAGAAATGTTTGCTAGGAAATGCGCACTGTTGTATACGGCGGAATAAATGCCATAGTCCCCGTCCAACTGAATCCAGTTATTCGGACGAGTACGAACCACCGGCCACGCGTCAGGCCATACAGGTATGAGACGCTGTTGGGGTCTACGTAGTAGCCGGTGTTGTTCTGGTCGTAGAAAATGCGTCCCGTACAGCGCCCAGATGCGCCGTTAACGTCATATACAACCGGATAACGCCACGAATTAAGTGAGCCGGTATGCTTGCGGGTGAATGCAATGTTGGTGCCCCGTATAGGGCGCATTCAGCCACAGGTCGTAACTGCCGCCAGTACTAAATCGAGCAACTGGGCCGGTATAGGGCGCGTTAACCGAGTACGTGAACCCGTTGCATGGTGTCCATCGGCTGGCATCGGGTAAAACCTGGTAATACATCAGGTAGGTAATTGACCTGCTGTTTATGGTGTTTAATACACTGTTGCTCGCCGGGTCTACGTAATAAGCGGTGTTGTTGCTGTCGTAGAAAATGGGGGCACAGTAATCCCCACTGGTGGTGTACGTGCCCGTACCGCCAGTCTTGTTGGTCAGGTTGGCGTAGTCAAGCAGAGCCTGCCGAACCTGCGGATCCCGGCGATATTGATTGACCAAGTACCCGAAGCACCGCCGCCGGTCAGGGTGGGGGCGTAGGAGTTGTAGTTGGACGAAGTAAGAATGTCTAACCAAGCGTTCCAAGTAGTATCAATACCCTTACGAATCCTTAACTGAGGAACGCCGCCACTGTTTGCAGCAGTGCTACCCCAGGCCATCTGATAAGATGCATCACCAGTACTGGACGTAGTCCCATCCCACGGATCAAACTGCATCAACCCTGCATAATTCCCCGCCGGTGCCAACAGAAGAAGCATTAACAAAAGCAAAACGGAACGCTCTTGCGGAAGCGTTGGGGTAATAAGTCGCGCTGTTGGCGTTTCTGTCGTTGTCGTTGTAGCTATACCGAGCATTGTTATTAAGTTGGTTGACCGAATAGTTATTTGCAGAATTTAATGCGTTTGCTGTCGTGGCAGTAGTAGCCGTGGTGGCAGTAGTAGCAGACGTGGCATTACCACTCAGCGAAGCCGTTATCGTCCCTGCACTGAAGTTGCCAGAAGCATCCCGAGCCACGATGGTGGACGCCGTGTTGGCCGATGTGGCGTTGGACGTAACCGTGAAGGTCTGAGCAGACGCGCCGTTGAACGTGGCCGAACCGGACAGGCCGGTGCCAGAGGTGGCAAGCGTCAGGTTGTTGCTGACCTGAGTAGCCGTACCGCTGAGCGTGGCGGTGATCGTCCCGGCGTTGAAATTACCCGATGCGTCCCGCGCAACAATGGTTGACGCCGTGTTGGCGGATGTGGCGTTGGACGTGACCGTGAATGTCGAGTTGCCAGACTGGTTGGCCGTGAAGGTCGCAGAGCCCGACAGGCCCAGTGCCCGACACGTTCATGGTCAGCGTGCCATCATTAACTGCGGGCAGCGTAGACCAAGACGGTGCAGACGTGCCGTTGGACTGGAGATACTGCCCAGAGGTGCCCGCAGCGGAGAAAAAGCGTCGTGCCACTGGCAGACTGGTAAGGAATCGCACCGGCCACACCACCGGCCAAGTTGGTCGCCGTGGTTGCCGAAGTCGCAGAGGTCGCAGTGCTCGCGTTGCCACTCAGCGAAGCAGTGATGGTGCCTGCGCTGAAGTTACCCGAGGCGTCACGCGCCACGATGGCCGAAGCCGTGTTTGCACTTGTTGCCGTGGTGGCAGAGTTGGGGATCGAGGTCGATGCAGTGAACGCACCCGTGCCGTTGCCGTACACGTAGCCAGTCAGGGTAGTGGCGCCTGTACCGCCGTTGGCCACCTGGAGCGTGCCGCTGACATGGGTTTGAAGGCCGATCTTGCCCCAAGAAGGAGCCGTGCCCACACCACCAGAGATCAGGGCGTTGCCCGTGGCCACATCCGCCAGACGAGCCAGTGTCGTGCCCGTGTCCGCATACAGAATGTCACCGATGGTGTAGGACGTGATGCCCGTACCACCAAACGTAGCGCCGATGGTGCTTGCATTCCACGTACCCGCCGTCAGCGTACCGACCCCAGTGATGCCGGTGTAGGAGCCAGACAGCCGCGCAACAGGCAACGTGCCAGAAGTGATGTTCGACGCGTTGGTCGTATCCGTCGTGGCAGAAGGTGCCAATCCAGAGACTGCACCTGCACTGATGGCGATGCCCGTGTTGGTAACGCTCGTGACCTGACCCGACGCGTTGGTCGTGAACACCGGCACCTGAGAAGAAGAGCCGTACGTACCTGCGGTTCCAACCGGCGTGATGCTGAATTGCAGATTGCTCAGCGTCAGCCCAGTACCGGCGCTGCACACCTGCGCCGAAGAAATCTGCGCGAACGTGATGGCTGTCGTGCCGAAGGTAATCGTGCCTGCCGTGTTGCAGACGTAGGTCTCGCCCGCACCGGTATTGCCAGATGTGACGTAGAACGCATCTCCCGCACCCAGTGCGTTGGGGTCCTTGACGCCATAGGTGTTAGCGTCCGCCGCACGAGTGAGCACCCAAGCAACCGACCCGCTGCCCACCGTGGTGACGGTACACGCCGTTCTCATAGGCGTTGGTCTGGTTGTAGACCAGAATGCGGTCACCGGGCGAAGCGGTAGGGCCGTCCGGGGCAAACGCAGCAAGCGTGCCATTGTTGGTCAGCGTAGCGCCAACCCCCGACGCACCATTGCTGTAGATGGCGTTCAGGTTACCCGTGGTGTTGGGCACCTCATACTTGACCGGTGTGTGATACGAAATGCCCTGTGCAGCTATGCCGTCCACGTAGGACTTGTTGGCAATGTCGTTGCTTAACGTGGGGTTGTGGAGATCGTGCCTGCTGTGATGTTGGCCGACGTGATGTTGGCCGTACCAATCCCTGCTGTGCCGATGTCAAGGACCGTGACAGCCGAACCGGCTGCATCGAGATAGACCGAACGCTCAGCAGGATAGGTGACAAAAACATCCTTACTTGCCTGCCGCAAACACTACCTTGCTGCCGGAGTTGCTTGACTCCAGAACCGTGTCGCGGCTTAGCGTCGGGCCGGTGGTCGAGTACGTACCAATACCGACTTCCCAGTCACCCGTGGCCGAGTCATAGATGCCATAGTAGGTCGTGTTGCCATTGCCGATGATGGAAAACGACTGGAAACCATAGACCGCACCACCCAGCGTCAGGTTAGACGTGCCGGTGGTTGTGGTTATTTCCTTGACCCGATCTTTTACGACAAGTGCCATTTTTGGTATCTCACGATTGGGTTTTCACGACATCCCAAGAGCCGCCTTGAGCGTCGTTGATTGTCGTCCATCCGGCAGTCTGTGCGTTGGCAATCGTGCCCCAGTTAGCGGTCTGTGCGTCGTTGATGATCTCCCACAGGAGTCTTCCAGTAACTCGCATCAACCGCCACTGCGCCGTCAGTAACGATAGCAAAGAACGTTGCCAAAGCCAACACAGAATCAGCCGCTGTAGCGCCTTCAAACACAGGAGCGTTGAATATCGACGGGGCCACCGTCGCCGTATCAGACGCTGATGCAAGTTCAGACACCACAACCGCAAATGCGGCCTGCGCAGATACTGCGTCGGACGCCGAAGCGCCTTCATCCATGAAAACGTTGTAGGTGATGCTCGTGGTCAAAGCGTCGCTGCCGGTAGCGGCCTCAGCAACTGCTGCAAAGAAATCCGCCAGTGCCTGCACAGTGTCCGATGCCTGCACAGACTCTGCGATATTCACGCTGAAGTCCACCTGGGCGGCAATAGTCTCCGACGCCGAGGCCGCCTCTGTTACCGACACCGCAAAGTCAACGGCGACCGACGCTGTGTCCGAAATGGTGGAAGACTCCGCCACATCGACGGCAAAGTCCATCAAGACAGCCGCCGCATCCGAAAGCGTAGCCGTGTCTGTGAAGACTGCGGAGAAAGAGGAGGGAGCTACCGCAGTTTGGTCCGCTCCCGTGGCCTGCTCGCTCAGGCTTGTCAGAAAGTCGGCAAAAGCCGCCGCTGTGTCTGACGCTGTTGAAGACTCAGCAACTGCCGAATCCCAGACAGTACCGCCCCCCGCCGCAGCAAAAGGCGTTTCCGCAAAGGCGGTGGTTCCAAACACAAAGCCTCAGCCTCAAGCCGCATCGAGGCTGAAAGTGTAGGTCACGTTCAGCGTGTCACCTGCCACCACAATCCGGTCACCAGGGGACTGGAAGTCAGCTTCAGAGAACAGGATGCCAGAAGTGCCAGAAGCCACCGTGCACAAGAACGCACCGGCCACCGTACCGCCGCCACCAGAAATACTGAACTGGGAAGGAGAGGCCGAGTTGCTGATTACCGAAGGATCAGCCGTAGTGGCAGTACCAAAGGTCACAGCCTTGCGCGAGCCGGAGTAGTTGGTGAACTCGGTCCAACCAATGTGCGAAGCCAGTGTGTCACCGGCAGCGTAAGCAGTGCCCGAGCCGGGGCCAGTCACCAAGCCCAGATAGAAAGCAGCCGGGTAGGTGGCGCCCTTGAAATACTGGGTGTTCATGTTTTGCAGTCCCTCGTTGACCACGAGGTTGTGCATCTGGTCTTCCCACTTCAGGTTGCCGTCCTTGTCGAAGCACTGGACGTGAAAGACACCGCCGCCACGGGCGCTGTCGGAGAAGCCAGTCTTGGCAACGAGGCCCGCCGAAACGGCGTCCGAAGATTGGGAATGTTCGTTCAACATGATCGCTCCTTAGATGATGCGAATGATGGCGTTCGTGCTGTCCGCTACCGGGAACTGCACCTCGAATGAATTGACGGCTGTCTTGTCGGCGCCGAAGTCCAACACGCAGACGGTCGGATTCCCACCACCAACCTTATAAATTAGTGCCCCACGGCAGGTAAACGACGCCGGGTTCCAAACCGCGTTGGCAAACGACAGATACATGACCGTGTTGTTGAGGTTGGGCCCTGTAGTAGGCGCGGTAGTAACCGTCAGCACGTTTCCGCCCGTGGTGTAACCCGCACCGGCAGGAACCTCATTGGTCGTGGTATATGCCGCCGTGGTGGGTCCAAGCGTAGCTCCGCCCGTATAGAGCGCCATCTTGAACGTGTCAGTACTGAAGTTGAACTGGCTAGACGCTAAGCCAACTCTTGAACTGCATTCGTTGCACCCTGGTCGATGGGCATCACTGAACACCCCTATTCTGCGGCAATGGTTGGATGCGCGCCTGACCACTGCGGTATGCGTCGCTGCGCTCCAGACCATCGCCCAAGCGTTTGGCCAGTTGCAATGCTTCCATGTACTTCTGGTTGTACAGCGCAAGCATGTCTGGCTCACCTTTCATGTAGGTGTAAGCCTCAACAAGCGACCCATACAACAGCACAGTGTCGAAGTTATCCCCCAGCCACGTCTGGCCATCAGCCGCAACGGTGATGGACTCTGGGTAGTAGTAATAGTGCAACTCAACGTTGTAGCTTGCATCCGGCGTTGGGCCAAGAATAAAGACAACTCGTCCGTAATAACGGGCGACGGATCGTTTGTCGTGGTCGGGCCAAACAGTGCGTAGTAGCGTGGCAAGCCCGTATCTTGCGTCGGATGCGGGTATGCCTGCCGAATGAAGTTCACATCCTTGTTTAACAAGTACTCGTAGCTGCCCGTGGGGTCAATGACCGCCAATGAATACACAGCCAAGAAATCACCAGGGCAAGACAGGTATTTGTTGTTCGTAGATGTAACCCCGGTTACGTTTTTGCGAAGCGAAGGGAACTGAACCGAGTTGTAAATACGCTGCTCAGCCTGTTGCACGAAAACAGGTATCTGAGCGACAAAGTCGCTGCTTGGGTTTTCGGTGTACGCCTGAATGGCGTTGCTGAGTTGCGTGTAGTTCATTTCTTAGGCCATCGGGCCACGAGCCATCACGCCTTTAGTGGCGCAGCCAGTGCCGCGAATCTTGATACCGTCAGTCTTCGTGCCCTTGTACTCGTTGGAGTGCATGTTGGCCACAGACATGTTGGTGTCGCGCAGTGTCTTCTTGATGTCGTCAGCGCCAACAACAGGCGTTGCGACAGTCTTGGGAGTCTTGTAGGTTGCCATGTCAGACCCCCTTCTGCTTGCGACCAGGCGACTTTTGGTTGGCAACCTTGGCCAGATTGCGACCCATCTTCAGCATGTCGCTGTTGGTCTTGCCACCCGCACGCATTTTCTTCACATCGGCATGCAGGATGCGCTGCCTGCGCCCTTGGCCATGTGCTTGCTTCAGCATTTCTTTAACGCCTGCCATTTTCTGCTCCTATGCCGTCACAACCGTGACTGTACCAACTTGAATGGTCAACACCAAGTTATTTGGCGTCAAACCTGCGTCAGGGCCGCGAGAACCACCAACCGGATTCCAGCCCCACTGGAAGTCCCGGCTGCCTTCACTAGGGAAGCCCACCGCGTCTTGCGTGGTCGCCGTTGTATCGACGACTTGAAGTCCTGTGTTGCCCGACTGCGTGTAGCTTCGATCCGGCCTTGGGTTGCGCACGCCCTGTGGGTCGTCCACCGGGTACATGCCCAACTGCAACTGCGGTTGGTCTGGGTCCCAACAAATGCGGCAGACCAAGAGTTCATAGTTCTTGGTCTTGATAACCTCCCGGCGAAGCTGGTGTAGCTTGAACCGAAAGTCGCAGCGATCACACTGCGCAATCGCGTTCTTGCCGGATGAGAACCGGTTACCCATTTAGGTACCGCTCCCGATGAACATCTGCCGGGGCACAAACCGCACCGCCGCCTTCTCTTGATCTTCGCCTGCGGCGATCATGCCACGCCTCGTCGTACTGCTGCTTCAGCACGTCCAAGCGCTGCAGCCCATCAGGAATCTTCAGGGCGATGTAGTAAGCCAGACCGGACCACAAGGCTGGCAGGAAACGGAACGGCACATCCATCGTCTTGACGCCACCACCGGCGTCCTGCATGCGGCGCATGCGCCAGTAGACGAACTGATACGTCTGACCAGGATCAGGCGTTGGCCAGACCGTGATGCTGTTCTTCTGCGACAGGTAGATCGGCGCACTTGCCGCGTGGCTTGCAGCGGTCGTCCCGTCCTGGCCACGGCAGCAGTTCAACAGGTAAGCAGGGTTGCCGTCAGCCGCAGGCTGGTACTCGTTGTAGAAGATCAGTTCGGTGCCGATGCGGATGAAGCCCGCATTCGGGATGTTGTTGACCGACGATACGGGAATCGACGTGGTCGTGCTGTTTGCCCCAGGCGCTGCCACCTGTGATGCTCATCAAGTTCTCCTGCGCCGTCAAGCGCTGGATGTAGACCTGAATCGGACGGCCCTGTGATCAGCTTGTTGGGGATGGTGGCGTAGGTGCTGACGCTGATCCGGGTGATGGTCAGGTCGGCTTGGTTGTTCGGGGACGTTGGGCGCCAGTGCGGATCACATGATCCAGCAGGTCTACCGTGTCGTCCGGTAGCGCGTATGTCGGTTGTCCCGTAGCCAGGGTGATAACGCGCTGCTCAAACGTCCACATGTTGACGCCGCGATTACCCCAATCAGCAAACAGCAAGTTAAGGCTACGGCGAGCGGTGCGCAGGTCGTAGCCCGTTCGGAGTTCCGCACCCGCACGTTCAAACGCCTCCTCGACGATCTCGTGAGGATCGAGGTCAAAACTGGATACGCCTGATGTAGTCATCTGAATCTCTGCGGATCTACTTGGCTATATGGCTACCAGGTTGGGCTACGAACTGCTTGCCGGAGGCTTTGCCTGCTCGTTTTGCTCGGGTTGGGCGGCGTACTCTTGGAGGAAAGACTCTTGATCAAGGCCTCTGGAAGGTATCGCTCACCAGTTTTACTAGACGGTTTACCACTTGGTCCTCCACTTCTGCCCGGTTCGCAAGATCCTTCAAGCGTTTGCTGCTGAGGCTTAGCGCACCGAATCTGCTGCCCAACGGGTTTTACCACGTTGGTGCATACCATCGGCACGCTCTGGATGCAGAGGATACGGGAGCCGCCTTTGGCATATTTGCGCGGCTCTTTATCCTCGCGGCGCTGCTGTTCTGCCGCCGCTGCTCGCCCTGAGCTGCCGTACACGAGGATCAGTTAGCGCCTCAAGGACGTGTTTGCCTTCTGTGTCAAAAATTTTGTTGCTAACTGATCCCCAGCATAAACCGCCCCGGGGTGTCTAGCGGTACCGTAGCCCTGCTCGTCCACATCCCCGCAGTTAGCATGTTGGCTAACTTGCCCGAAAATCGGCCCAACGGGTCGGCGTAGTGATGTTAAAGGACCAAGATTCTCGGCCTCTTTCTCTTCCGAAGCGGCGTTCGTTCTTGAGTTTCTGTCTCAGCCACGATAACCTCGCCGCCCTTTGGCCTTGTACTTCTTGGCCAGAAGCTGTGCCTTGCGGGCGCTCCACTGACCTGCCGCCGTGCCTTGCGTTGCCTGAGCCTTGATGGACTCAAACAGCGATTTGCGCATGCCCGGTTTGGTGTAGTTGCCCGCTTCGTTGACCTTGGACTTGGTGGTCCCGCCTTCGGCGTACATGTCAACGTCATTCGGGTCATCCTTGCGACGGATGACCTTCTTCTTGGGCATCTTGGAGGGGCGATAGCCCCCATCCCCCGGCTCGGCATCATGTCAGCACTTTCCGCCGTACTTCATGCCCAGACGGGCTTGCTTGCAGGCCATCTTGACCATCGTGCCCTTGGTCTTGCCCTTGGTGGCCACACCGTCGCGGCTAGGAGCAGCGGTCTTAACAGTACCCATCTTGGCCTTGGTGATGCCACCAGTAGCCATCTTCTTCATGCCCTTCATTTCGGACTTCCTCATGTTTGATCATCGAACTGGGGGGCGCCAGCCTTCTTCATAAAGCCGACCTCCTTCTTCATCATTGCCTTGGACTCTTTCACGTCACCACCTCTTTGCAAGCAATTGCCGACTTGCCGTGCTCGGTCTTCGGCTTGTTGATGGACTGAACGTCTGCACGACTCCAGAGCCAAACTTGCGGCCTTTGTCGGCCTTCATGAACTCTAGCGCCAACAGACTGCGGAATACCCGTGCGCTTGGCAGCAGCCGGGTCATTGGCCACCATCGCCATCAGGTTGTGCTGTGCTTTACTTTGGCTCGGCATCGTCGTCTTTCTTTCGACGGATTAAGTCCGCAAACGACTTCACCGGTCACCATCTCTGCAATACGTCATGAGCGTCCAGATGGCACCGATCAGACCAAACACTGGCGTGAGCAACTGCAAGAACGACGAAATGGCGGCAATCGCAGCCAATGATGTCTAGCGTGTTCTTGACGGTATCTTGATGCTGTCCCATTTCAGCACTTCCATGCGCGCAAGGATTTGTTAATCCTCGAATTCGGATCGTTGGCGGTCTTTTCGCTCGTGAGCTTCTTCTTCATCCCTTTCATACGGGCGCAGAAAAGAGTCGCGGCGTGGACCGCCCTCCGGCTGAGGTGCCTTCAGCCCCGGCTTCCCGGGATTCGCGGCGTTGTAGGAGGCTCGCCCCTTGGCGTTCAAGCCGCCCTTCTCCGATTTGCCTTCCTTCGCGTCTGCCATGCCGGGGTCTTAGCCATAGAACACCGTAGCGGTGACGTTCGCCACTAGGCCAACAAAGATGCCGTTGGGTGCCAAGATGCCTTCGCCCGGAACGATCACGTTGAACGCGGTGGGGTTGTACGAGTCAGCTTCCAACAGGATGTCGGCGTACATGGTCACCGCAGGGCTGCCCGTGATGGTCCCAGAAGCACGTGTCCGTCACCGTGAACGTGTTGGTTCCCGTCACCGTTACCGACATACACGTTGGTCGTAGCAGTACCGCCCGTACCTGCGGCAAAGCCGAGCCAAACCCGATCACCCGTTGCAAGGCCGTGATTGGCGATGGTCACGGTAACCGTGGTGGTGGAGCGTCCGTACGTGCCCGTCTGGGTGAGATTGTCAGCAAACACCGTGTTGCGCGTGGCAGCACTGGCATTGGCCGAAACAATCGCACCCTTGATGCGCGTACGATAACTGACCACCACGCCCGACGCAGATAGGTGCGTCGATTTAACGTCGTATTGCATCGCCATGATGCGCTCCTAGTTAGGCAGCGTCGATGACGATAACGCCATACGTGGCTGCGGCAGCATCGACAGGGCTACCACGTGATATTGCTTGCGCGAACAGTGACGGTGTCCGTGGCGGGAACAAAAGCGTTAAACACCAGACCGGCAGCGGGTGCAGCAGGCAGTGCCATGATGACTTCATCGCCAACAGCCGCGCCAGTCACAGTGATCGTCAGATCAGCTTGCGAAGCAGCGGAGATGGAGGAAGTTCAGTGAAGCAGAAGCCGTCAGAATTTTGGTAACCGTAGCGCCAGAGCCAGCAATGAAACCATTGGTGGAAACAACCGGGCCGGAGAAGGTAGTGCGTGCCATTTATGGCTCCTCATTTGCGCTCGCTGTCTGTGAGGTCAGTCCGCCAAGTCGGTCAGCAAGCAGGTTGAAATCTTGGGACTGCGTTAAATATAGCGGCAAAAAGAAAGGGGGCACGAGGCCCCCTTCCCCATCTATTGACGTTAGATTAGGCGCCGAGCAGAACCCCAGATACCCAGCGGATCAGACCAGCCGAACGAATAACGCTCGCGGGCCTTGTAGCGGACGTTGCCGGTGTCGAAGTCACCGTCCATCGAGGTGTGACATGGCGACACGCTCGAAGTGCTTCAGACCGTTGGGCACGTCCGTGGTCAGGAACCAAGCGTTGCTGTCGGTCAAGAAGTGGTTGACGGTGTAAGCCCTCGGGGATCGCACCCATCTGCTTGATAGCGTTGATGTCGTTATCAGCAGTAGCCACACGCAGTTCGGTGTCCAGCAGGCGCTTGGCAACGAACATCAGTGCAGGGGGAACAACCAGCTTCTCGGGCTTGGCAGCGATCAGCAGACCACGTTCATCCGTCCACGCAGCGATCTGAATCACGGCGTTTTCGAGCGAAGTCTCGTTCAGGTCAGCACCAGCGGTGGGGCTGTTGTAGTTCACACCACCGGAAACCAGGGGTGACCCACGCGAGTGCCGCAGGAGTTGTAGCCGAACAGCGACACGCCGTCGCCACCAGGGTAAGTACCGTTGAAGCCGTTGTTCAGAACGGCAGCGGCTTTAACCTGCTTGGTGTAGGCCATAGCACGGGCCAGAGCCTTGGTGTAGCGGGCAGACAGACTGTCGTACAGGTTGTCTTCCATTGCTTCCTCGGTGATCGAGAAGCCAAGAGCGATGGTCTCGTGGTTGTAACGAGCGGTCCAGGCTTCCTGCGCATTGTCATACGCGATGGCCTGAACCTTCGTTCTTCACCGGAGCGGCACTGAAGCCAGCCAGCTTGGTTTCTTCTTCAAAGCGAACGCTCGGACGTCTCAGTCTCGTAGATTTCCTTGTGCTCTTCGCCGTAACGAGCGTACTCCATACCGAACAGGGCGTTCAGACCGGGCAGGAGTTCCTTGAGTAGTTGGGCACGAGAAATTGCCATGTTCAGATTACTCCTTATCAGGCAACGCCAGTTGCATTCGTGTACGAATGCGTGAGCCGATGTTGAACTTCACCAACACATCGGTGTTGGCATCGCCAACAGTCGAGAACGGACCGTTGCACAAAACCGACCACACGGAAGCCAGGCGAGTAGCGCGGCGTTCGAGCCGAAGCGCAGTGCCCAGAGCAGTGGTGGAGTTGCCAGTGGTGGTCGTACCGCGTCTGAGCAGCGTTGAAGTACACGTTGGCACCCAGAGCAGTTTGCGTCACAGAGACCATGCGCACTGCGACTTGGAACACAGCGCGGTCATCATCAATCACGTACGCAGACAGCGTTCACGCGGCGTGCTGGCAGGGTAGTACTGCGAAAGACACAGTCTGACCTTGTGCATTGACGTACGAGCAGCCAACGAAGACACCGATGGTGCCTGCTGGGAATGCGATCGGCTTGAGTGCCGCCAGTCTGCAGTCACCGAGATTGATGTAACCAGTCGGTGTGCATAGTCACCACTTGGACCGTTGAAGATGTTGGTCGTCGTAGCCGGCGGGGTCAATCAGAAACTGACGGGTGCTCACCTGCGTACGGTAGACCGTCAACTCGGTTTACAGCCCGTAGGCCGTAGGGAGCAGCAGTAGCATGCCATTTAAGGACTCCTAAGTTGCTTTGAACCAGAACCAAACCCACCGCCGCGCGTCGTGCTGGACTTGCGGTCCGAGAACAACGGCATACGCGGGTCATTGTTTCGCATGAAGTGGTTGTCCACTGAGTCCATCTGAGCTTGCGCTTGACGCCCGTAGTAATCGTCCCGGGAGCGTGCAAGTTCAGCGGGCATCTTGCAAAGCATGAGGCCACCAATCTCTACGTTCCCAGTCTTCTCGTTTCCGGCGCAGCATCAGCTCAGGATGGTCAGCCGCCTTCACCGGCTCCCAACCCTCACGCATCTTTTTGGACACGTTGGTCGGGTCGGCCTGTCCAAGGACGTGCGTCGCAATCCAGCGATACACATAACCCGGCTCAGGTGTCGGATCGGGCAGTGCACTCGACGGTGTATACACCATACGAGCAGATTTTTTCGCGTGACTGTCAGGTCACGAGGGATACGGTTTTGGGTTTCAGCCATTTTGGTTCTCCAGTTTTGCCACTTGAGCAGCGTATTGCTGCGGGGTCAGGCCCAGCTTCTTCGCCAACGCAACTTGCGTTTGGGTCAGTCGAATTTTTCCGGCACCCGTCGTACGGGTAGCGGGAGCCACGACCGTTGTGGGTTTCTTTGAACCTCAACCGTTCTCGGCTTGTCTTCGTTACCCCGAACAGTTCGGGGAACTTCGACTTCATGCGACCATCGATCTGGTCGAAATACTCATCGGAGCGGGGATCAACACCCCCGGTGACTAGCTTCTGATGCAGCCCTAGTGCGTAGCTGGTGAATTCCTCAAACCCCGGTTGCCCAAACCACTGGTTTTTTGCCTGCCAGCGCAGGGACTTTTCGTCGGGTTGAACCTGAGTTTGCGGTTGTTGCTGAGTTTGTACCGGATTTTCCGTTGGCTGTAAAGCCTGTGGACGGAATCTTTTTGCTTCTTCGACTTTCCATTTAGCTGCCGCCAGTTCTTCTTGGGCCGCAATGATGGCGTCGGTATCGAAAGCTTCCTGTGCCGCTCTTAAGGTTTGCGACGGGCAGTTTCCAGTTCAGTTTCAGCTTCCTTGCGGGCAGCTGGAGACCAGAACTTCCTGGCCTTCGTTGTAACTCTTCTTGAGGCGGTTGTTTTCGTCGATCAACTGCTGTGCAAGACGCTCAAGCTCGGCTTTTTCCCGGGCTACAGCCTCTTTCTGACGGCGTTCGTCGTGACGTGCGTGGGTCAGTTCTTTGATCCGAGACTTGCACGTTGGCAGAGTAGGACTCGATCTCTTCGTCAGTCGGATCGGCAACCTCTCGCTCCAGGGGCTTGCGCCCGCGATCTCGCTCGAGGGTGTCGTCTACGACCTCAATCTCAACTTCGGTTTCACCCGAAGTCTCGACCTCGACTTCGTTCTCCTGCTCGTCAGGGAACTTGTACTCTTCTTTGTCAATTGCCATCTTTCACTCCTTCAAGCGCGGGTGAGTCCGCGAGGGTCTTGCACAACAGCATCAACTTGGTCATCGTTGATGAGACGGAACTCCTTGCCAAAAATCTTGAACCGGGTACCCGAGTAGGTACGCACCAGCACAAAATCTCCGGGTTTACACCAAGCTCCCGTGGGGAAACGCTCGGGGTCTTTGTAGGCCGAGGGGCCTTGTTTGAGCACGAACAGCACCGTGGTGGCGTGTTCTTCCTGCTTCATGTACGTGTCGGCCTTGATCAGACTGGAGTTCTCAAACGTGTCTGAGACGTCCGGCACGATGCACAGGAGTTTGTGGCCCGCAGGCTCGGGAAGGGCTGTTGCCTTCTCTTCAGGAGCGATGTTCTCGTCCTGCTCGTCCATTGGCTGAATAGTCTTGGGCAGGCTGATGCCTGGGGGAGGATGATTCCCGCTTCACTCGTCTGCATCTTCGACTTTCTTCGCAAGGTCAAGGATGTAACGCTCTGCCATCGCCAGACCTTGAATGACGCCGCAGAGCTTCTGGTATTCCTCAAAATGTGCGACACGCCCCCCGCCAAGTCATCGGCGTAGTTGTTCATGTCGGTGCGTATTTGTTCGCGCAATACGCGTGCGAAGTCTTGGATCATTTACGTGGGCTTTGCTTCGGCGTTGTTGCGTGCCTCTTGCAGCTTGGGCCTTGGCGATCTCGATGCCCATGCGTGACGCCATCACGTTCGTTGTTGCGCATGCCGCCTGCGCCTTGTCGCGTCTCGATGTCAGCAGCCGGTCTTCATAGCGCGAAGCTGCAAGGTCGCCCTTGACGCGCTCTTGCTTCAAGCTCCTGCTTGTCTGCCATGGCCGTGGCGTCGAGCACGATGCTTCTGTGCTCTTCAAGCTCCAGCTCCTTCTGCCGCAGCATCAGTTCTTGCTGCTGCATCTGCACCAACGGGTCTTGCGCCTGCTGCTGAGCCTGCATCATCGCGGCCTGCTGCTGGTTCTGCGCGCACAACCTGCTGCGCCGCCTGGGCCATCATGGCCGACAGCGCAATCTCAACCTGCGGCGGGAGCTTCTCGTCCTCCGGAGGCAGCGGGCATGCCCAACTGCGCCTCGATCATCTTGCGCATCTTGTAGCCCAGGTGCTCGGCAATGTGCGCTTGCATGGCAGCCAGCGATCTGCTGCGCCTGTGGGTTCTGCCCAACAACTGCTGCAGCGATCATCGGGTCCTGCATCATCATGCTGTGCACGGCGATGTGGGCGTCGTGATCCTGGTGCAGGAACGCCTTGACCGGCTTGATCTTGAGGATGTCTCTGGTTCTCGCGTCACCGGGTCGGTGGGCTTCTCGTCCTCATGGCAGCGGCACGAGCTTCTCGGCGTTCTTGATGCCCAGCACGTCCAGCATCGCCCGGTGCAGCTGCGGGCAGGTCGTAAATCTGCGGGGCCATCTGCGCCATCTGAATGACGGCTTGGTACTGCACCACGCGCTGCGACATGCGTGGCCGCGTTGGGGTCGCTGACACGGGGATCACGTCCACCATGTCATAGTCAGCCTGCTTGGCCTGCTTGGTGCCGTACTCCGGGTCGTACTCGTAGTCAGGCTCCGTGTAGTCGCGGATGATGTCCTTGAGCAGCTCGAACTCTTGCTTGAGCGAGTTGTGCGTGCGTGCCTGGACTGCCGTCAGGACTTTCAACTGGCGCTCAAGCAACGCAAGCGTTGTACCCACCGGAGCCTGCGCAGACATGTCGGCCACCTTCATGTCTGCGGTAGCAGCGAAGCGGCGGCCTTCTTCTACGATGTTGCCCAGCAGGCTGTACAGGACTTGCGCTTGGCTCCTTGTAGGGCAGCGGCAGGATGCTGTCGCGGATGTTGCCACTGGCCACATCGACATCGCGGAACTCGCCCGGAGCGATGGGGGTGTCGTCACCCTTGATCCGCAGACCGCGCGACTTCAGACCCCCAGGCAGATTAGATAAGCGTACCTGCGTCAACCAGCTGGCGCATGAGCGAAGTAGCAGACTTCGCAAAGCCGCCGATAAGATGGAACAGGCCAAAGCCGTACGCCCCAAAGCCGGGGACATACTGGTAGTGCACGAAGTGCTGGCGCTTGAGTTTGAGAGGGTCATCTTCGTTCCAGTTGCGATAGATCGCTAAGTACGTCGTTCGTGCCCTTGATTATGCGTGACCACGTACGGCACCGCGATTTCGGTCTTCTTCTTCGCCGTACGGGTCCGTCTGGGATGTGCAGGTCAACGTGCACCTCCATCAGAGCGTGAAGCGGTCGTCGTTGAGGTCACTGAAGCCCGTCTCTTTGTCCTTGGCCTGCTGGATGTCGGACTTGTTCTTGTCGGGCATCGCCCAGTTCTACGTCGCGGTAGAAGCCCGCTTGCCTGCAGCTTGACGATCTCGTTCTTGGTCTTGCGCATGACGTGCGTCAGGCGGCGGCAGGTGTCCATGTCGGTGGTGCCGTACGGCAGGATGATGTCCTCAGCCGGGACAAACATCGAAACCTGACGACCCAGGTTCGGGTCGTAGTACACCTTCTTGAACGCCGAACCCGTAGCGGGCAGGCTCCACAGCATGCGCTCATGCTCAGGCCGGTACTCCTTCATGACCTCGGTCAGCTCGAAGTTCATGTCGTCCTCGACACGGACAGCGGCTTCTTTGCTTCTCCGGCGTTTCTTTGCCGATGATCTTGGTCTTGCACCGGACCCCGTGCAGGGAACGTCTCGGTGATCATCTCGGACTGAAAGCGCACAACGGCTTCCGTGATCATGGGGTGGAACACGCCACAGGCGCCGTTCCAAGGCTCCGTTCTCTCCTCGATCTGCAAGCCCAGCAGCTTCAGGCCGTCCACGTACGCCTTCTCCCACTCCTTGCGGGAGCCTTGTCTTGGTCGATGTCGGGAACCAAGTCACCGCCTAGACCTTCAATGAAGCTAGAGTCCAAGTACTCGGCCAAGTTGGCGTCAAAAGACGTCTGCCGTCTTGGGCTTCTGGTGTGAGGCTGATCTCTAGCCCATCAATGCCGATGTTGACCTCTTCTGGATCAACGATCTCAATTTCAATCTCAGGCTCAGCCTGCGCCAGTTCTTCGATGCCAGTAGGGCGCTGGTACAGCGCTTTGTCGATATTCGTAGCCATCTTTAATCCTTAGTAGTAGCGCCGCCTTGCGTGGCGTGAAGTAGCCCTGCTCAGCCTCGTCGGATTCCAAAGCTGATAAACCCGCCCTTGACGGAAGCGCAGGAGCGCCTGGGTCATAGTGTCCACGAAGTCGTCGTGCTCGCCTACCGGGAACGCCGCTATCTCCTCGACCACCTCCCGCGCCCAGCGCGTGTCGGGTGCCCAGACTTTGCCGGAGGAGAACAGGTCTGCTACCGCGTTTACGCGGACCGTCTTGTCGTTGCCCCGACTGGGCGTGTATTCCGCCACGGGGATGCCCATGTTGCGAAGCTCATACAGATCAGCGGCGCTCCAGCGGCTTTCTTCTCCACGATGAACGCATCAGGCTCCCACTGTTTGTAGTGCTTGAGCGCGACTTGTTTCAAGTTCAGGGAACGCCATCCGGTCTTTGAACGCATCCAGCAACATAAGCTGCGGGGCTGTCGCCCTCTTCCTCGTTGTACGAACACGCCCCACGTGGTGCAGGCGCTGTAGTCGCTGGTGGTCTTTGTCTCAAACGCCGTGTCCCAGGACTGGATGATGTACTCGCACGTGGGCGGGTCGTCGCCTGGCCAGATGCGCCACAGTGCTGCGTCCGACGATGGCAGACGAGTCCGCCGTAGGCTGCTGCATGTACTGCGCGTTCCAGAACCGTGGGTCGAGGTTGGCTTTCTTGGACTTGAGTTGGTCCAGTGGCCACTGGTCTGGCCAGAGTGATTTTCTCAGTTGTCCGTGCCTTCGTTCAGGATGGCCGGGAGTTCTACGATCTCCCACTGATCCGCCTCGGGGTTCTTGGTCTGGTAGTCGATGAGGCGCCCGGTGAGGTCGAGCAGCGACCACCGCGTCATGATGACGATGATGGCACCCCCGGGCATCAAGCGCTGCAGCGGGCCAGTCTGGAACCAGTTCCACGCCGTGTCGAACGCGAGCCGCGAGTTGATCTTTACGTCCTGCTCAGAATGAGGATCGTCAATAACGAACAGATCAGCACCGCGACCAGCCAGAGCACCACCGACACCAGCAGCGTAATACTGGCCTCCCTTGGACGTAGACCACTTGCCAGCGGCCTTTTGGTCTTCGGCAACGCTGGTTTCGGGGTACAACTCGGCGTACTCATCGCTGGCGATCAGGTTTCTGATGCGACGACCAAAGTCCTCCGACAGGCCCGCAGTGTGCGTGCCCATGATGATCTTCTTCAGGGAACGTACCCAGGAAGTACGCCGGGAACAGGTAAGAACTGAACTCAGACTTACCCATACGCGGGGCGATGTTGATGATCACCCGCTTTTTCTTGCCCGCAAGAACGTCCTCGAAGATGCGGCGCCAGCTTTTTGTGGTGTGGCCCGACCTTGAACCCCGGATAGACGTGTTTAGCGAAGCCAATTAGGTTTGTTTTGGCCAGATCGCGGGAAAGACGGCGTTCTTTCTCCTCGAGAGCCTCAAAGAGCTCAACCTTCTCCTGCAAAGATAGCGTCGGCAGCGCCGCCTGGATGGCGGCAAGCTCACGCGGGGTGATGCTACTGAAGTGACTGGAGGCTTCATCAGGGGTTTCCGGTGGGCTGTCTTCGACTTCTGCCAAAGTGGGCGCTTACTCCACGTCTTCTAAGCTCGCCACGTCGATCACGTCTGTGACCCCCATGAAGCGGCTGATCTTGTCCTTGATCTTGGCCTCGATCTCGGCGTCCGTAAGATCAGTCTTCTTAACCTCTACTCGGTCTGTGAACAGCGCCACTTCCGTCACCCGCCCGAGCATGTCGAGCGCCCGCAGCCTGAATCTTTGCGTCGGGGTGCTTGGTTTCTTCAAGGATTTGGGCCACTGCGTAGCCCTAAGCTCCTTGGCCTGCTGCACAAACTCCCAGTCGTAGGCCACCAGCATCCCTGTCAGGTGCCTGACGGCGGGCGGCGTCTTTAACTGAACAAGCGCCTTGCGTTGTTCTTCGGGGGACTGGGTAGTTATGGCCTGAAAAGCCTGCCGCGCTTGAGAAGCGGCTGCTGACTGCTGGGCTTGCTTCGGCGGTAGTGGCCCCTATTTCCTTGAGCCACTCAGCGGTGCTGACTGAGCCGACACAATGGCGTCGGGCGACGCCTTATCCAGTGGCGTCACCTCCTGCGGTGTGGCCATAGGCGGCTGGAAGTCAATCAAGTGGTCAAGCATTTCAATGCGGGGCTTGCGTCCGTAATTGGGCGCAGTGTAGTAGTGGATGCCGAGCGGTGTGCAAGCGCCTCTCGTGGTTTGTTTCTGTTTCTCCTCTCAGTTGCTAAGACTGACTTTATGCCCCGGCCCAAAGGGAAGGCGCGGGGCTTTTTTCGTGGTTGGTTGTCAAAAGGCTTGACATGAATTGGGTGGATTTTTTGAAATATAGGGGGGTATTTATTTTGGATTTATATGGGGGTGGGGGGTTTTATTTTTTGAGTATTGGCCATGGAGTTTGGGGAACATTGGGTTTGAGTTTGACAAAAATGTGGAGTGTGGTTGGGGATTAAGTGTTTGTGTGGCATGGCCCCGTCGCTGTCAATATCGGGGGGTGGGGGGTGGGTGGGGTCAAGAAAACCCCGAAAAAACCCCGCAGAAAAGGGTCACGGTGACCCCGAAATCGGGGATGAAACCGGTATCAAAAAGGGGGGTTTCGTACAATGGAATTACTCAGTGGGGATCGGCCCTGCCGAGCATTAACTTTTCGGAGAGATAACCATGAACAAGCAAGCAGCATTCAATACCCTGAACCAGTTCGCCACCGCCCGCGTTGGTTTGATCAAGGGCGCGATGGCGGCGGGATACCGCACCGCCGAGGATGCCCACACGGTCGTCGTCGAGGTGGGCCTGCGCCAAGACTGGGTGCGCCTTCAGGATCGCCGAGTCGTCAGGCAGAGGCTATGCTCGAGCAGCAAGCACCCACGCTACGAGGCCGCCAAAACCACGGTGCGCGATGTGATGCTACCGGCCTGCAGGGCACGACACGCCGTCAGGCATCGGAGCGCCAAGGCAAGCCGAGCCCACCAAGACCCGCGTGTCCGCCGGGCGCGCAGCGTCACGAGGCTTTCCTGGCCGCGTGCGGCGACAGCCGCGCCTGACCGTGTTCAAGGCCCTGACGAAGTGATTTCGGGTCACAGTGACCCGAATTTTCCCCGGCGCAACCCCGAAGGCGG